TCTACAGCCTGCTGTAATGCAGGTGAAATGATACGTGAACGCTCACTTTTGCGCTCCATGTCCTCTGCTGCCCAGATACCACGCCATAAACGGTAGAATTCTTCAAATCTTTCTGAATAATTGGACTCATAGTGGTCTCGCCACGAGTCACACTTAGCCATTACCCAGTTTTCTAGGTGTTCATCGCTTGATAGAACGTCATTATCGCCGTAGTCCATCACTTTTTACCCCTTAGCTTCTTGTCTCTGGTTGTTTTGGCTGCTTTTTTGAATGCTTTGGTGGTAGGAGCGCCTTTAGCACCGGGTTTACGCATCGTTTCACCGCTACCGGCCTTGATACGCTTACGCTTGGCATGTATGTTGGCATATAATCCTTTTCTAGGCATGTTAATATCCTGTTACAACGTCTAATACTTCAAGATCATCAATCTCAAAGTCATATGAGTAGGCTACTTTAGCCAGTTGGTCTGTGTACGCAAAGGCATCCACAAGGTCATCGTGTGTTAGTACATCTGGAAACTGAAACAACTGGTCTAAGAATCTACTGTTCCATTCACCCTTGCCCAAGGTAATCTGACCATTCTCAAATCTACCCTGTAAGGCCCACATGATTCTATCTGTCTTCTTCTTGTTGCCGTGAGTTAGCTCTTCTACAACAAAAAATCTACCACGTTGCTTCATCAAGTCCATTAGGGGAGACATAACAGCTTGTTTGGAGATACCACGCTCTATGCCTACACTAATGGGCCTGTAGTCCCGTACAGCCTCAAAAATCTTCCTAGCTGTCTCCGCTAAGTCCCAGCGACCATGTATGATGTTCTCTAGGTGCCATCCATTCTCATTTACTTTTACAACAGCAATAGCTGATTCATCCAGCTTAGAGTTTTTAGTTCTCTTTTTACTTACATCCTCAAAGCCAGCTAAGTCAATGCTTATGTAGTAGTCACCTATCTCTGGTGTTTCACCAAACTTAACCCAGTCCTCTTTAAACATCTCTGAGCCTCTAGCTTCAAAGGATGCCATAAACTCTTGACGGAAGGCATAGGATGACATAGACTTTTTAGCTAGGTCAATCTCCTCTGGGTCTAGTAGCTCATTGTCGTAACTTGTAAAGTGCCATGCTTCATAGGACTCATCGTCCTCTAGCTCTGCGTACTTGTACAGGTCATAGAAGTGGTTACGACCCATAGGTGTACCAATAAACAATGCACCACCCTTTTGGTCAGCCAAGGCAGGTCTAAGGATCTGCTCAAACACCTCTGGCTTCATGTCAGCGTACTCGTCCATCACTAGGAACTTTAGTGACACACCTCGCATAGTCTCAGGTCTGTCGGCACCTTTGAGGCTAATGGTTGCACCGTTGACCAGCTTAATCTGTAGGTTGTTTATATGTGCGTTAGTTACAATAGGGTGCGCCAGCTCCAATAGTGTTTGCCACATGATGTCTCTGGCCTGTCCCTGTGTTGGAGCTACATAGAACACATGGCCTTTGTCTGCCTGTAGAGCATTTACAATCAACATCCATGCTGCTAGTCTGGACTTACCTGTACGTCTACCAGCAGCTACAATCTTAAATCTGGTACTGTCAGCCCAGACCTTCTTCTGCCAATCAAGCAGTTGTATGTTTAGTTCAGTCATAGAAGTACTTAACTACATACTCATCTAAATCTTTTTCTTCCTCACACTCATACTCAACATCTAACTCAGGATCACCGTCCCAGTTTAGATCTTCTTGTTGTGCTAAGGTCTTTAGGTATTCTTTGTTAGTGTTCACTAACTATATGTCCACATTACAGGTGTATCAGTAGCCCTAATGTCTACATGCACAAAGCCTCCAGCTACACCAATACCAGTAAAGCCTAACTTAATAGCATTCTTTACTATAGTGTACCTTTGTAGACCAGAGGACACAGCTATGTCCGCAGCTATACCTTGTGCATGTGTACCGGGTTGTTTTTTACCTAACTCAATAGGATGGTCAGGGGATCTATAGCCACTTGTGATTACAAAAGGAAAACCACAGTGTTCTCTAAGCTCATCTAAAGCAAAGATTAATTCATCTTCTATCTCATTCTCGCCTGTGGCTTGACACACAAACTCATCCCTACTGAAGTATTTAAACATCTTTATATTCTCCTTCAATAGGTTCATTAGGGGTAACATCAGTTTCCACAGTACCTGCACCTATACCTGAGATTGTTATGGACACCGCTGATCTACCTCCAGCACTATCCTTCTCAAAGTAGCTTAAGGGTAACATTCTATCCATTACTAACTTCCAAGCCGCTGCTTGATTTTTATGTTCATCGTCTAAAGCAGCATCAAAGATAGCATCAAGAACTTTACGAGATTTAGGTGAAGCTAACATTCTAGCTTTATATTCATTTATTATTGTTGCATCACCTTTAGGTCTACCTACCTTACCCCTGCCTCCTCTAGCTCTTGAGGATACATCAGTTTTCTTAGGTCTACCTCTTTTTCTTTTAGGTTGATCGTTATCATCCATAATGTATTTTGCCTTAGTTTCTCTTAAGAATACTTAACTATTATAGCATATTTTTTATCATTTGTCAAGTCCTTTCTTGTGTTAATTTAAAGGGCTGGATTATTCTTTAGTATTCAAGGAGTTAGCTTTGTTAGTGGATACTTACATTTCTTTAGTTTTCTTAATTTTACCTTTGATGTGCCTAAGTGCCAACTACAACAATAATGCAGCGCACGTCGGCCCCCCGCCCTTTTGTACATGAGCCACCCTCAAGTAAACATGAGCAGAATTCATGTAGACTTGGCACGTCTATTGCATGCTCAAGTTTACCCAAGGATATGCAAGAAGCATGCCAAAGTGTGAGGATCGCTAAAGTACCCTTTGGCATACATTGGCATACATCTTGCATGGCCATCTCAAGTTTCTATGCGTATAAAGGAAGCACTCAAAACAGGTTAGAATGTCCAGCTTGTGTCTAACTTAAGCACTGGAAAAATTACAATTGTAAGCGCTTGGCCCTTGCAATACGCCTCAAAGTCCTTAATCTACACACATCGGCGGCCACGGAGGCACCGACACTGTACAAACATACAGTACAATCAAAAACGTAGGGATACACAAAATGAAACTTAATAAAGCAATTGCAAATGATATCATGACAGTCGAGCAAGCTAAGGCATCACGAGAGCTAGTACGCAAGATGATAGCCAACGAAACGAAAGCCAAAATTCAAATGGCTGAATTGTTTGAGATATTCAAGCCAGCGATTCATGGGCATGACGAAGCACAATTCAAGGCATTTCAGACGGCTGTCGTTAATGCAGCTGGGTTCAAGAATGCTAGCGAGATGAGCAAGCAAGATGGGTGCACTCGGATTGGTGTTACATTGTCGGAGTTTAAGAAATACTGTAAGGATTTTGCTGGTACTCCCGAGTCCTACGTGGACATGATCGAAGAGATTAAATCGGCGAGAGACGCAACCAAAGCCGAGAAAAAGCCAAGCAAGGCAAGCGGTGAAGGTGAAGGCGAAGAGGAATCGACCGATACTGGTGCGCCTAGCGGCCTAGTGGATCCGGTATTGATTGAGTTTTTCAACAAGGCGGCTATGGCATCACCCGAGGCACAAGCGCAGATTGCCAAGCAATTGCTGGCAGCGCTTAAGTAGACTTGAGAACCAATAGCCTGCTAGGATGCTCTGGCAGGCTTATATTGAAGGAATTAGAATCATGAGTAGCATGAGAGATTTTGCGCCACACAAGCGCGACGATAAACCCGTGCGGCGACACAATGGGGTGTTACCAGCGATCCTAGGCGGAACCATTGTCATGGCTATGTGGCTTGGCTTGGTATATATGTTCGTGCTAGAATTGACAGCATAAAATTTACAATTGTAAAAAACTAGGGATAGAAAAATGTCAGGATTCAAAAAACACAATGTGCTCATCAATGAGTACGCACAGCAGTCACCCTCCAACCTTCAGGACATGGTCATGATGGTAGTGCTATCAATACAACAGCCGTGGTATAAAGTAGGCGAACAGATGATTGACTATAGAAAACTTGGGCCAGACTCCAGGTTTGTGTGGGGTAATAAACTCAAGACTTACAGATGGTTGCGTGCAAATGTTAAACCATTGTATGATGATGCCATGCAAGCGATTGCAGATCACAAGGGCCGAGAGTTAGACTTGCAACTGATGGATATATTCCTGCGAGTCGAGGGCCTTGGGTTAGCTAAGGCAGGCTTTTGTTGCCAACTGTTTGCTGGTAGAGTAGGATGTATCGACGTTCACAATCTCCGGCGGCTTTCGATACCTGAGTCTGTGCTGACATTCAGTAAGAAAGTGCAGCCAGCGACTAGGCATAAAAAGATTGTGGCTTATGTCGACGCATGCCGCCAGCGTAGGTGCTCATGGCTCTGGGATAGCTGGTGCGATCTAATCGCCAAGAAGCAGCCCAAGCATTGGGTTGACGGCGAGCAAGTGTCTCAGGTACACTATGACTATCTAGCGGCAAGGTAATCCCTAGCCACCTGAGTATGTGGATAAACTGCTCACCCATAAGAATTTACAATTGTAAAAAAACGAGGATAGATAATGAACTTTCATAATGTAAAAAAAGTAACGATGACTGAGCGTAGGCTTGACGATGGCACTACTTGGACTAATCTTAAGATCAGGCACGGCGCACACTTCGACGTTGACAGGGACGCTAGGCAGAGGATAGCTGAGCGCCTAGGCATAGACAGGAGGATTGTGCGTGAAGTAATACGTGATCTAAACTGGCATCGAGAGGGTGACATAGTAGAGGAGATTACATTCTTTCATGATGATGATGGGTTCAAATTTCAAATAGGCGAGGATGACTAATGGACAGCGAAGAACTACAGCTAATAGACTACGACGAGTGCGACCACGAATGGGAACATCACCCAGCAGAATGGGAGCACCTGTCAGGCAGAGCAACAGTGATGCAGTATGCAGAATCATACTACTGTCACAAATGCGACACATGGGAGAGTGAGCTTGATTGACTCACTCAAAATTCACAAGTATAATACACAACATCAAAACCACTAGGAGAACTACAATGATCTATCGACTACGAGTAAACAAGCGCCGCTTTGGTTTGACTTCAGGCTCACACTACTTAGGTGTGCATCTAGGCAAGCGTAGCTGGTACTTCCCTCAGACCAAGAGACTCAAGTCCATGACCGTGGAGGACGTAGCTGGGCTACAGACTGTCGTCACTACGTACTACAAAAAAATTACAATTGTAAATAAATAGGAGAAAGCAAATGCAATTCTACAAGGTAAACAAATCAGCAGCGCCCGAGCAACTACACTCACGAGGCAAAGGCAGTTGGAAACCGTTGTTGCAGAACATGCGAGAGGGAGAGTGGTTCTTGGTGGAAAAGACCAAGCGTGCTAATGTGCATAACGCAGCACATAAGTATTGCCGAGGGCGCTACAATCTCTACATGCATCCAAGCAAGAAAGATGTGTTCGTTTTCAAACTCAACAAAAATGCAGACTAGGAGCAAGTAATGAGTAACAGAACAAAGTTTGGCAAGAGCGTAGATGTATCAAGCCCATATGCCACATTCAAGAATCCAAAGGGTTGGGAGTGGCGTGTACTCAAGACATACCAGAGTGTAAAGAAGGAGCGAGACAATCCCTATGCACGATGGTTTGTTGCAGCCAAGTCACCATTGACGTATGATAGCTGGGAGTACGGTGACACATACGTCCGAGAAGTCGAGCAGTATGGTCATCTGACTTCAGCAACTAATGAATGGTTAGAGGAATATCTTTATGAGTGATCTATACAGCGAAGAATTCTGGCAGTGGCTAGACAAGTGCCCAGTAAATCACAACGCCAGTGTCCATAATGTGGATATGTACGGCACCAGATTGGGCAGTGTTAACTTTTGGATTGAAGATGATGAGCAGGAGGAGGATTTAGCATGAGTGATTCATACAGCTACAATACCGACGTGACAGATCCTAATGAGCTAGACCCTATTGAGCGCATGTGTCGTGATCTGGTAGACTACCGCATCAACGTCATGCCAGTGAGCGAAATGCTGATCATCTGTGCAGACCACCTGATGCAGGACTTGGAGAACAGACCCTTATCTGAGGTACAGTCCATGCACGATCAGTTGTTTGCCGGTTCAGGAGAGGTACACTAATGCGATGCAGAGCATGTAATGTATTGCTTGAGGACTACGAGTCCAACAGGAAAGACAAAACTACTGGTGAGTTTCTTGATCTATGTGACCAATGCTTGCACACCAGTAATCAAACACTATTCGACATGACAGAGGAGGAAGACGGTACTATTTTGTACGATGTTGTTGACAACTGAGGCACACATCTGTATAATACTATAGTGTTAGACAGCATAAAGAAATTTACAATTGTAAAATCCTAACTGTCTATCACTATCATCAATCGGTAACAATAGGAGAACCAAATGCCGGTAATTGAAGGTAAAGCAAACTTTGTACACATCAAGAACACTGAGGAGTATCGTGGTAAAGACACTGGTGCTTACACTGTGTTGGTGACACTGAGTGAAACTGATGCCCAGACTTTTGAGAACATGGGTGTGCGTCTGAAACCCTACGGTGAACCACCTGAGCAGATCGTTCAGCGTAAGTTCAAGAGCAACTACCCTGTGAAGATCATTGACAGTAAAGGTGTGGACATACGTGCTGTGTCTGAGTTCATCCTTGAGCAGCAGGCTGAAGATAACTTAGATGAGGAAGCAGCCATTGCAGCAGCAGTGAGCGAGTATGGACAGCCCGCTGTGGATCTTGCCCTAGCTGACGAGATACCTAGTGGCGTGTTCCGTGTCTCATTTAAGTATGGGCCTTCGCACCCTGTGTATGGTGTGCCTGTCTACATGGACGGTATTCGCATACTGGAAGCAGAAGGAGTAGTAGGTGTCGATCCAGCACTCTAAGTTTGTGAGTCATGAGTCATGCAATTCGTGTGGCTCCTCTGACGCTAAGGCTATGTACGAGGACGGGAGTAGCTATTGCTTCTCCTGCCGTGAATTTAGTAAGGGTGGCAGCAGTGTCACCTCTACTAAACCAACTGAACTAAGGAGGAAGTTAGACTTGACAGGAGTAGTAGCTGACATCTCTGACAGGAGTATTACCAAAGCCACTTGCGCTAAGTACGGAGTGACGGTGGAGTACGACTCATCAGGTAAGATAGCAAAGCACATCTATCCCTACTACGCCTGTGATACTGACGAGGTGAAAGGCACCAAGGTAAGACTGGTACAGAACAAAGACTTCTTTGCTACTGGTAGTACCGAGGGTGTTGGTTTGTTTGGACAGCAAACATGTAGAGGTAGTGGTAAGTTCTTAACAATCACAGAAGGAGAAGTGGACTGCCTGTCAGTAGCAGAGATGTTCGACAGGAGATACGATGTAGTGTCCTTGAGATCTGGTGCCTCATCAGCAGCCAAGGAAATCAAAGAGCAGCTAGAGTGGCTGGAGGGGTATGACAATGTAGTACTGTGCTTCGATAACGACAAGGCTGGTAAGCAAGCCATTGCAGATGTGAAGGATCTGTTCAGCCCTAATAAGCTAAAGATCGTTAGGCTCCCACTCAAGGATGCCAATGAAATGCTACAGGCTAGACGGGTCAAGGACTTTGTGTCTGCATGGTGGGACGCTAAGGTCTATCAACCTGATGGTATTGTTTCAGGCAATGAGACATGGGATGCCCTGACCAACAAGATCAAGGTTAAGTCTGTGCCATATCCTTGGCAAGGCTTGAACACTTACACTAAAGGCTTCCGACCATATGAGCTAGTCACAATAACGTCTGGCTCAGGTATGGGTAAGTCTCAGATAGTCAGGGAGCTAGAGTACTACCTACTAAACGCTACGGAGGACAACATTGGTATCCTAGCTTTAGAGGAGGACGTAGCCCGGACTGCACTAGGTGTAATGTCAGTAGCAGCAGACTGTCCCTTGCACTTGGAGGAAGACCTAGACCCTGACGTTGCATTCCCCTTCTGGGAGCAGACGATGGGGACAGGACGGTACTATCTGTTCGACCACTGGGGTAGCACAAGCGAAGATAATCTGTTGGCTCGCGTCCGCTACATGGCGAAAGCGTTAGACTGCAAGTGGATTATCCTTGACCACCTGTCCATCGTTGTATCAGCGCAGGACAATGGTGACGAGCGTAAGGCTATCGACGCTATCATGACCAAGCTAAGGTCACTGGTACAGGAGTTAGGCGTAGGTCTGTTCCTTGTGTCACACCTTAAGCGTACTCAAGGCAAGCCACATGAAGACGGTGGGCAGATAAGTCTAAGTGAATTACGTGGATCACAGGCTATCGCACAGCTATCTGACATGGTGATTGGTCTTGAGCGTGACCAGCAGAATGAGAACGAGGAGAAACGCAATACAACTACAGTGCGTATCCTTAAGAATCGTTATGCTGGATTGACTGGTGCTTGTTGCTACCTGAAGTACGACAAGATCACAGGCAGGATGCGTGAGGTGCCCAAGCCACAGCAAGAGGATAAGGCTAATGCACTCTAATCTATTCCTAGACATAGAGACTAATGGTCTTGATCCTGACACCATCTGGGTAGTAGTAACTATGCAGGATGGTAAGGTTCAGGAGCACTATGACAGGGACAGTCTAGCCAAAGCATTGGACGGCGACTTCCCGGTGGTGGGACATAAC